CATAGCAGAGCGAGTATATGAAGTGGCTGGGGAGTATTCTGAGGGCTATTTGGACGATGTAACAGAAGAACACAGAGAAGAATTACAGAGTTTTATCTACAGGTGGGCGAAACAGCGTGGTTATTTACCTGAGTGCTTCCTAATAAGGGAAATAGAAGAGATTGATATAAGAAATTTTGAAGAGGTGTCGGAATGAGAATGTTTAAAGCAACTATTTATTATGTTGATGAGGAGTCGACAATTCGTGATGAATCAGATTTTAAAGACCACCTAGAATACATGTTTGAGCGATCGTATGGCATTACACACTTTGAAGACATAGACAAATCGAACGAATTCGAATGGGACGACGATATTGATATAAATTCTACGAAGGCTGGCAAGGAGACATACGAAAAATACTTTGATAAGAAGGTGTCGGAATGAACGAACAAGAAGCGAAAGCGATTGTGTTGGAGTGGTTGAAAGAACAGACAGGTAAAGCAGCCAGCCCATTAATTACTATAAACTATTTTGAAAACGACTTTTTTTCTTATGATTTACCTGGTGAGGTAGTACAGGCATACGATTCAATCAGCCGCCATACTGAATACGAACTTCTAGCCGAATTTGCAGCGTGGGGATTGAAGGAGGGTGCAGCGAATGAGCAGTGAACCTTTAGGTAAGAAGACAATTACGGTAAATTTCTATAAACCCTCTGGAAAATGGTATGCAGGAGGGACAGCAGTAGTAAGTACCTATATCTTTGATGAAGAGGCATTCTTAGAGGAGATAGGAAAGACAAATACTTGTTTCAAGTGGGATTGGCGTAACAGTAGTTTTGACTTGGTCACTAATTATGAAAGTGACGACCCAGAAGATAGGTACTTCTGTAATTATTTATGGAAACTAGCGAAGGAGTGGGATTAAGTTGAGCAGTGAACTAGTGAAGAAGTTGGATGCGGAATGGCATAAATGGGACGACAGTACAAACAACAATTAAAACAGACAGTTTAGAAGTTTTTAGAAATAAACAAACAGGCACTATAGTAAGGGTTGAATACAATTTTTTTGATGAAAGTTCTCGACGAATATATGTCATTGATATATCCGAGATAGCTTACATCACATCTGAGCTGGTATCATGACAAATTATCACATCACCATTTCCGCTTATGAAAATATCATAAAACAAACGCTTATTGAATTTATAAAAAATGATGAAACAGATTTTAGTATTGTTGCAGAGGAGGTTGAATAACAATGACAAAACAAATCATCATCAACGAAGCTAACAGTTTACTTCACAGAAAAAGCAAAGAGCTAAGTAAATCAATCATCAAAACGCCTAAAGATCTCGAACGTTTCGCGGTTGGACTGGATAAATTATCACAAGACATGTGGGACTATAAAAATGAATTGGAGGCGATAAAATGAGTATTCAAGCAGGCGATAAAGTAGAAGTGCAGGATAGAACAGGAGTGACTGATTTATGTGTTGATGGAGAACAGTTTTATGTTCTCATTAACAATGATGGGTTGCTAACTGTGCAAGATACTGACGGTTTTTCATCTTTTAATATTCCGTGTAGACAAGTGAAGAAAGTGAAAGAAGAGAGTCAGCTAATAAGTGAACTTTACAAAGAAGCTTATGATGTTGAATTCCGCTTGTATTTTGCTAATGTTTCAGATGCTACTAATTTTGTGTCAAAAGTTGAAAAACCTAAATTTGAACAGTCAATGGATGTGAAATGGTTTTCGGCAACAAACGGAAAAATAACTGCTACTGCATTTTTAAAAAAGGAGGACTAAAATATGACAACACTTTATTCCATTCAAGAAAAGTATCAACAGTTATTAAATTTAGCTGAGCAATTAGATCCAGAGACATTAAAAGATACCCTTGAAAGCATAGACGATGAATTAGAAACAAAAGCAGAAAATGTTTCGTTTATTATCAAAGAGCTAGAAGGACAATCACTTGTTTTAGATGTAGAAATTAAACGTTTATCAGAACGAAAAAACACGATTAACAATAATGTGAAGCGACTGAAACAATCACTACATGATGCTATGCTAGTTGCTAATAAGCAAAAAATAAAAACGAATCTATTTACATTAGATATTCGGAAAAACCCTCACAGTGTACTTGTAGAAGATGAGAGGAAGTTAATTAATTATTTAGTTGAACAACCTAAGAAGCTGGATAAGGCTAAGTTAAAAGATGATTTGAAAAAAGGCATTGATGTACCAGGAGCCGTTTTGGTTCAAACGGAAAGACTACAAATAAAATAATAAGTAAGGAGGAATTTCATTGGAATTTATTCAATCAGAAAAAATGAAAAGGTCGGAGTATTTCAATATTATGATTTATGCAAAACCGGGCGCTGGAAAGACAACGACAGTTAAGTATTTAAAAGGGAAAACTTTAATGTTGGATTGTGATGGTACATCAAAAGTATTAAGCGGATTACCTAATATCACGATTGCGACATTAGACCCTCGAAATCCCGTACAAGATATGGCTGATTTTTATGGATATGCGAAGGCACATGCAGAGGAATATGACAATGTAGTAATTGATAATTTAAGCCATTATCAAAAATTATGGCTAATGTTTAATGGGAGAAATACAAAGTCAGGTCAACCAGAACTGCAACACTATGGAATATTTGACACACATTTAATAGATTTGATATCCGTGTTTAATAATTTACCAAACACAAATATAGTATATACCGCTTGGGAAAACACACGACAAATACAGATGGAAAGCGGACAGCTTTATAACCAATTTTTACCAGATATTAGAGAAAAGGTAGTTAATCATATTATGGGTATTGTTCCTGTAGTTGCAAGATTAATAAGAAATCCTGAGACAGGTCAGAGAGGCTTCTTACTCACAGAAAATAATGGTAATTTTGCAAAAAACCAGTTAGATAACAGAGAGTTTGCTTTGCAAGAAGACCTATTCAAAATCGGTGATGTTGATGCTGAAGCTTAGAGATTATCAAATCGATACAATCAACGAAGTAAGGGAGGCTTTTATTAGAGGGTGTAAACGTCCGTTAGTTGTTTCGCCCTGTGGTTAGGTTCAGGCAAATCGGTTATTTTAGCAGAGATTATTAGGCGAACCACAGAAAATAAAAATCATGTTTTATTCCTGGTACACAGGAAAGAATTGATTGATCAGATTCAAAATACACTCGAAGTGAGTGGGGTTGATATGAAACACGTCACTTTAGGAATGGTTCAGACCATTGTTAGACGGTTAGATCACACACCTCAACCAGAATTAATAGTCATTGATGAAAGCCATCACATCTTAGCGAACAGCTACAAAAAAATCATTGAATACTTTCATGAGGCACGAGTTATCGGATTTACGGCAACACCTGTCCGAATTAATGGCGGAGGATTAGGCGATATAAATGATACGTTGATCGAGAAAGTCGATGCCAAATGGTTGATTGAAAATAGCTTCTTATCACCTTATAAGTATTTTGCACCGGAAGTTATTCAAACAAGTAACTTAGACATCAAACGAACCGGGGAATATGACATCACACAATTAGACGATCAGTTCAATCAACGAAAAGTATGGGGAGACGTGATCAAGCATTATCAAAAATTAGCCGACGGACAGCAAGCTATTCTTTACGCTTCTTCTCTCTATCAAAGCCAAAAAATGGCAGCTAGTTTTGAACAAGTGGGTATCACTGCAGCACATATTGATGGCAAAACACCAAAGGCGGAACGCGATCACATTATCCAACAGTTTCGAAATGGCGAGATTAAAGTGCTATGTAACTTAGATTTGATTGGCGAAGGATTCGATGTGCCAGACTGTTCTACTGTGATTATGTTACGCCCGACACAGTCTTTGTCTCTCTACATTCAGCAATCTATGCGGGGCATGCGTTACCGTCCAGAAAAAACGTCCATCATCATTGATCATGTAGGCAATGTAAGTCGGTTCGGACTACCGGATATGGAACGCACATGGACGTTAGAACCGAAAAAAGGAAGTAATAGCAAGAAAGCAGAAGCGCCAGTGAAAATATGTCCCGATTGCTTTATGACAGTCTTATCCAGCAATAAGCAATGTGAGCATTGCGGGCATGAGTTTAAAGTGGAAGCAAAGCCAATACAGATAGACGATGCAGTGGAGCTACAAGAAGTAACAGAAGCAGTTTTTAAAGTAAATTATAGTAGTCCAAGCGAATGTACGAACATGAAAGAATTATATGAATATGCAAAAGAACACAATTATAAAAGAGGATGGGCATTCCATCAAGGAAAAGCAAGAGGATTTATCAAATAAAAACGAAAGAAGGAATTTAAAAATGTTTAAAGTAGATCATAAGGATGTTTTCACAAATGGAGTAGAAAATGGTACGTATGAGGTGGTTTTATACAACGCAAATGAAGATGCGACAAAAAACGGAGCGGAGTTCATTAATATTGATTTAATTATCCGTAATGATGTAAATCAAAAATTCCAGAATGCGCATATTTTTCACCGAGTATGGAAAGCAAAAGCAACAAATGAATATAGTCGAACGGCATTAAATACAATCGCTAAAGCAATCCAATTACCTAACGGCAAAGATTATAATACATTGGATGAATTATTAAAAGACCTGTTAACTAAGACGTGCCAAGTTACTGTGAAAAATGAAGAGTCTGAGCATAATGGTCAAATTTATAAAAATTTAAATGTGAAAGCATGGGCTGAAAGTAAAATTACCGGACCATTACAACATGTATTTAAAAAGAAAGAAGCTGAACCTATGCCAGAAATAAACGAGAGTAATCTACCGTTCTAAGCAATGAGAGGAGCGCACAAACGTGTATGAACAAATTCCGGACGAATTAAAAAACTTAAAACAATGGTGCGCTTTTCAACTTGTTTGGGATGAAGAGCGCGGCAAAAATAAAAAGATTCCAATGAACGCAAATGATGGTTCCTATGGAAATAGTGTGGATGAGCGAACTTGGGCAGACTTTGAAACTGCCCTTACTTCTCTCAACAAATATCAATTTGATGGATTAGGATTTTATTTTAAAGCACCGTATTTTGGCGTTGATATAGATGATATTCAAGACGACATTCAAGATTATTTATACGGAAACACAGAAAACCTAGCTGCTGAATTTATTCAAACACTCTCAAGCTATACCGAGTACAGTGTGAGCGGAACAGGAATTCATATTATCGCAAAAGGAAACTTCCCAGAAGGTGGACGTCGTAAAGGAAATATCGAAATGTACCCAGATGGTCGTTTTTTTGTTATGACAGGTCAAGTAATTGATAACTACAGACAAGTCAATGAAGCGACATCTGCAATACAATATTTGCATACGAAATACATTGGGACTAATGAAGTAAGACAAATAAATAATTTACAATCTACAGTTGATTTGCCTGTAAGTGATATTATTCAACGTGCTGAACGAAGTAAACAAGGCGCACAATTTAAAACACTTTACGACGGATTATGGGATGGATTATATCCCTCACAATCCGAAGCAGACTTAGCTTTTGCAAATATGCTGGCATTTTGGACAGGATGTAATGCAGAAAAAATGGACGAAATTTTCCGTTCAAGTGGTTTGTATCGAACAAAATGGGACCAAAAACGTGGAGCGCAATTATATGGAGAAATGGTTATTAATAAAGCGATTGCCAATACGTCAGAGGTTTATCAACCAGGAAGTGATTTAGAAGGTTACTCGATCACTGTGAAAAATCAGAATCGAACTGCTCGAAAAGTATATGGTTTAGATGATACTGGAAATGCAGAACGTTTCCGTGATAAATTTCATGACATTGTTCGTTTTTCATACATTAACAAAGGATTCTATTTCTACGATTCGAAAGTTTGGAAATATGACAACATAGGCGATGTAAAAACACTTGCTGATGAAGTAATTAAAGATATGAAAAGTGAGTTTGCTTACATGGAAAATGAATCAGATGCAGAAAAAGCATTTATGAAACATTTAAAAGCAACAAGAAGCAACAAAGGTAAAACGAATATGTTAAAAGAAGCACAACATTTAATGCCAGTTTTGCCTGATGAATTCGATCGCTACAAATATTTTTTGAACACACAAAACGGATATATCAATTTGCAAAATGGAGAACTTATCAATCATGACAGGCAAAAAATGTTTACAAAAATTAGCAACATCGAATATACAGATAAAATTGATGCGCCACTTTGGCAAGCGTTTTTAAAGGATATTTTTGCTGGTGATAAAGAGTTAATCAATTATATTCAAAAAGCTGTCGGTTATTCATTGTCAGGTTCTACATCAGAACAAGTCATGTTTATCCTTTTCGGCAATGGGCGAAATGGGAAATCGGTTTTTCTTGATATTATCAACGATATTTTTGGTTCCTATGCGACCAACATCCAGCCACAGACAATCATGGTCAAACAGCAGTCTAGTAATGCAAATAGTGATATTGCCCGTTTACATGGCGCCAGGTTCGTTACAACCACCGAACCAAATGAGGGTGTACGTTTAGATGAAGGACTAGTTAAACAGCTCACAGGTGGCGACAAGGTCACTGCACGACACTTGTATAAGGACGAATTCGAGTTTACACCCGAATTCAAAATCTGGATGGCAACCAACCATAAACCAATTATCCGAGGGAGAGACGATGGAATATGGCGAAGATTACACTTAGTACCGTTTACCGTGAAGATACCCGATGAAAAGGTAGACAAGCAGTTAAAGTATAAACTTCGAAGCGAACTCACTGGAATATTGAATTGGGCGGTCGAGGGCTTTCTTAAATGGCAACGAGAAGGTTTAGGAATGCCGAAAGCTGTCGAAAATGCTAGCTCTGAATATAAATCAGAAATGGATGTTATTACTGCATTTATTGAAGACTGTTGCGAAACAGGCGAGAACAAACAGATCAATGCTAAGACTCTCTACGAAACATATAGAGAGTGGGCAAAAGATAATGGACAGTATCTAATGAGCAGCACGAAGTTTGGGAAGGAAATGGGTTTGAAGTTTGAGAAGAAGAGGAGTAAAAAAGGTTATAAATATACAGGCGTTTGTTTAAATGATGAATATTTCTCTTTAAAGTTGAATTTTTAGGGGTGTATAGTTTGCACTAACCATACACCCTATCAAATCCATTGTGCCGCAACGCATTTAACTGTATTTAAGATGAAAGGGTGTATAGTTTGTACCATTTTCCATAAACTTCTCTATAAAAATTTTTCCTAGGAAACTTTTCTATATTTACTATCAACTATACACCATTATAAAAAAAGTATTAATAAAGTAAGTAATAGCAATGGGTTTAGAGGGTGTATAGTTTTGGTCAACTATACACCAACTATACACCAACCATACACCTTTTTGCTAATAATTTAGCACTTTTTAACCAACACATAACATACGTTCGTATTTTTGACCAAAGGAGTGATTAAATGACAGCAGAAATGGATATACAGAATTCTATACGTTTAGAACTTTCCCGCCATGGGCATTACGTTTTCCGTGCTAATGTTGGCAAAGTTAAATTACCAAATGGACGAATTTTTGATACAGGATTGCCAAAAGGATTTCCGGACTTGTTCGGATTCCGTGGATCAGACGGGAAAGCATTTTTTATTGAAGTGAAAAACGAGATAGGCAAGTTGCGAAAAGAACAGGAACATTTTCAGCAAGCTATGCAAATTACACCGGCCATCTGTGGAGTAGCAAGAAGTGCTGCAGAAGCCGTGCGAATTGTGGAGGAGGGGTAAAATGAAGCTAAGAGATATTACAAACAGTAAATGCGATGTTAGGGAGTATATGAATGTTGATTTTCCAGATTGGCTTTTAGAACAACTAAAGGACGAAATAGATTTTGATATTATTGAGGCGTTAAAAGAGTATGCCGTTATCTATGTGAAGCATAATGCGCTGGAAAAAGAAATAGAACCTTTTGATATTTATAAAAAAGTAGAGGAGGGGTAAAAAATGAAGAGCGACGATTAAAGATGTGATGAATTTAGAGACCAAGGCAGTCAAAATAAATGGGAAGACTGCAAGGGTTTATCAGAAGTGTTAATTGTGCGGAATACGAGTAATATTCTGACAATTGGTTACAGAAAAATGTAACCCGAAGCAAAAAATGTAACCTCCCAAAATCGCATAGTACCAGTAGCAAGACACGTAAAAGTTACAAGTTACATTTTTTTCTTAATAAAAAGTATTATATTTAATTTATATTTAAGAACTGTATACGAAAATAAAAACTTTTTCGCCGTTTTTTTTGTAACCGAGTGATTTTGAAAATCGTGGAGAGATAACAATGTTCAGTCATATTCAAAAATTTATAAACAGATGGAAATTTAATCAAGGATGTACATTGAAGCTATGAGTCTTGATGCGACAATTCCATTAAACAAGGAGGAAAAACGAATGAAAATATATCACACAGAAACACAAGAAGATTACGATGCGTTACTGGAAAACTTGAAAAACGAGGGATGGACGTGGTTTTTTGGTGAGGCTATTACGTCATATAACTCGCAGCTTTGGGAACGGAATAAGCAAAATACTGTTGTGCATATAGAGGAAGAAGGAGTAAGTTGTGGGAGTCTTTCTTATGCTAAATATTTACACCCCAACATACCAATCGAAAAATACAAAGTGAAACAAGACGAAGTTGCAAAGTGGTTTTATAACACCGCAAATGCCATGAAAGCATTTGCATCCAATGGAGTATCTATGAAAAAACAAAATACTGACAACGTAAACAACCCATCACATTACACAGCAGGCGGTATTGAAACACTTGACTACATTAAAGCAAAAGTAAAGGATTATCCGTCATATGCTGTAGGAAACATACTTAAATATGTTTCAAGATACGAGCACAAGAATGGCATTGAGGATTTAAAGAAAGCGCAATTCTATTTGAATGATTTGATTGAATGGATGGAGAGTGATTGTAAATGAATCGGTTTGAAAAAGATAGATTAAGAAGAAAGGCAAAGAATATAATCGAGGCAATGCTGGTGTATTTACTATTGTGGCTTTTTAGTATAGTGATACCAATTATGGGTGTTTGGGCACATCTGATTTGGAGTAATTCATTTACGTTATTTATTAAAATTAGTACATTGACTATTTGGTCTATAGAAACGGTAGTCGTAGGGGCTTTACTTGTGAGTTCTTATATAACAGTTAAAAAGTATGTAAGTCAAATAGTCGCAGAAGACTAGCTAAGTTGAATGAGAGGAGAGTGATTGAATGTTTAAAACATTAAGTTCGTTTTATTTTTCTATGATTTTCATTACCGTATTATTGCGCGCTTTCGGCTTTCTTAGTCTTGCAGAAGCAGAATTTATTTTACTATTAATCATTTCTCTTGTCATGGTTGAGGATATGAATGGGAGTCGTAAATGACAAGTGACTCTTCGCCTTTACAAGTATTGCTAAAATATAAAAAAATGGGGCTGGTTGACAATGGAGGAATATGTAAATATCAGTTTAGATAAATATGAAAGGTTAAAAATGTTTGAAAATGATAAATACGAAAAAGATGCTAAGGAATTTCTAAAAAAGTTTACTAACTTCACAACGATATTTGGAAATCAAAATGAAGAGTATTACACGGCGCATGTCAACAAGGAAGAACTGAAAAAACTAATTGAACAAAGACTAGGCAAAACGTGTGAGATAGAATTTTATTAGGAGAGTGATTGAATGTCAAAGCGATTACGTAAAGCACAATATAAACTTATTGAAGATGAATTAAAATTTTATCATTCTACTAAAAAAGAATTGATGGAAAAGGAAGTTAATGTAACACTGGGCGCTTGGCATAGAGAATACATTGACGAGAACCAAGGTGGTGGCAGTGCAGGGAATATTAGTAATGAAGTGGAAGATCGTGTGATGTTACTGCAAATGGATAAAGAAATAAGTAGATTAAAGAATATTATAAATGCAATTGAGTCTGTACTTAATAGATTAAATGATGAGGATAAACAATTGATTCAGTTTAGATACTGGGACAGAAGCAAACCAACTTGGGTATGGATTGCCAGTAAGTTGAATATGGACGAGAGTACAGCTAGAAGAAGAAACAAAACAATCATCCTTTCAATAGCTGAAAGATTAGGATATTAAAATATATTGCCCGTTTAACGCCCGTTTTGAACAATAAAATAAGTTTATTATAGTATTATAGGCAGGGCCTATTAAAAATGAAAGTCGAGGGGACTATATGAATTTAGTTAGGTGTTGGGAATGCGGGCAATACATTTCGCAAGAAGCTTCGGTCCATTTCAGAGATTTGTCTGGAGGTAGAAACTTATGCGTTGAATGCCAACATAAGTATCGACAAAAAATAGAAGAAAAGAAAAAAGAATATATTGCGCACAAAATCGAAGCAACGCTTGAAAGAGCAATACATCTTATAGAAAAGCAAGAACAGTGTAGTATGAAAATGGAAGAATACCTTGACCCATATAACACTGTAGTCCAATTTTATAGAAATGACAGTACCAAGTTTGATTCTGCTCATGAAGTAATGGCTTGTACCGAATTGTTAAGAAATCAGATTAAAGTAAGAACACAACAAAAAATAGGACGCAAACGAGTAGATTTTATTTTACCGGACATGAAGATTGTGTTGGAGATTGATGGAGGGCACCATCGTTTTAGGATTGGTAAAGATTCGGAACGAGATATATTTATTCTTAATACTTTGAATAAATCTGAACATGGTTGGGAGATTATTAGAATACCAACTAGATTTATTGAACAAAACATTAGACGTCTTGTTCCTGCTATTAAAGCGTTATACAAAGAACGTCAAGAACTAAGAAATAAACACAATGGGTTCATTCCGTCTTATTACTCAAGAACAAATAAGATGTCTCACATATCAGCGATTAAAGGCGTTGCTTCAGATAATGAAATTGAAGTAATGGAACAAGAAGTGCTAGACGGAACTGAAGATCTATAATCTTATGATGACATAGCAGGAGGTTGCTATGTTGCCTGGCAGAGGCTTTGTATCTGATCGTTGGTCTTGATGGGAGACGCATCTCATTCCAACCTCACTAGTCCCAACAAGAGACACCTTCTTGTTCAATCTCAATACTCGTGGCGGAATAGGTA